TTCTTGACTAAGACTCCTAATTATGTTGGAAACAGAAAGTTTCGTAAAGAGTTATGTGAAGCACGTTTACGTGAGGCGCCTGAGATCATTCGAATCATCAAGACCTGCGATATGTTTCACAACAGCTTGAGCATCGAAGAGCATGATCCTAAGTTCTGGAACTTGTTTAAAGAAGAGACTGTTAGCCTTTTGATTGCTATGAATACCCTAGAAGTGATGGGTGAACTTGAAGAGATGAGGAAGAATGATGAAATATAATCGTGCAATAACTGTTTTAACCCGTAGAGCAACTGAGTTCTACGGTAAAACCTTTGAATGGCTTGTTGATGCTATGGACAATGGCTTTGATGAGAACCTAACTGTGACTGAAGCTTATAACGTATATAAGCAAAAAAATTAAAAAAAGTTCATTTTAGGGGTTGACATTTCCAAAAAAGTGTTGTACAGTAAAGCATAAACTAAAGAAAGTGAGTTATATTATGAATATTGATACTAAAACCCTTATTAACGTTGAAGTTGAAGGAGTGGATATGAATGATTATCCAGACTTCTGTGATGCTTATATCGCATATGCTGAGAAGCCTTCAGGCTTTGCTCTTACTGATGCTGAGTTAGATGTGGTCAATGAAGACTATGATTTTGTCTACGAAGAAATTCAAAACTTTATACATTAAATCAAAAAAAGTGGTTGACATTGTTTTAACCACCTGCTATACTGACTGTGTAATCAAGAGAAAGTGAGAAAAGATGATCGATTTTATTTCAGCAGATAACGCCATGATTCAGATGTTTGACGGTGACAACATGGTCGCCGAAGCGAGTACTGCAAAATCAATCTGTTATTTCCTTCAAGAATACGGTCTTGCAGAGTCAGTCTTTGCTTCGTCTTCTGTAGATTTTGCCAGCGAGTATGGCTTTGAAAGTGATGATGCCGCAATGGACTTATGGCTAGCTGGCTTGAAAAAATTCGAAATGTCTGGAGTTTGATATGACCGAGCAATTCAAATCTTTTATGAACTCCCTCTGGAACTGCACTGATGTTGTGGTGCCAGGTATGGGTACCATAGTCTCTACACGTGCCAAGTATGGCACTGATATTCAAGCTACCTGTTTTGATGGTGAGGAATACTCCCTCATTGATGGGTCAGAACTTTTTGTACAATTCCCAAATTTATTTGAAAAAAAGGGTTGACATTCTGGACCAGTCTGCTATAATACTTGTATAAATTGAGAAAAGCGAGTTATATTATGAAAAATGAAATGAATGAGTTACTAGAAGCCATCAAGTCTGACTACCTTCAGTGGACACAGAGATGTGCTTACGCTAGAGGTAACGATGAACTGACTGAGATCAATAAAAACATGATCGCTGAGTTCAACGAGAAGCTTCACTACGAAGAAGGTAGAAAGTATATCAAAGTCATCACTGGTGGCAGTGTTTGGGGCTTTGTAATGAAAGCCGATGACAAGCAGTTCAAAGCTGGTGATATTTTGAAAGCCGCTGGTTGGGCAGCCCCTGCTAGAAACAAGCCTAGAGGAAACGTCTTCACTGACTTATCTTGGGTTCAGTGGACTGGTCCCGCTTACCTTTAAGGAGATGAACATGAAAGCTATTTTTGATTATGCTGTTTCAGTTGCAATTGTAGCGAGTCTGATTGGTGGACTCGCCTTTGCCCTCAGCACTTCTTTAGGTATACCTGATGTTCACTTTAGTCATTCGACTGGTGATTGTGTCGAAGTTATTAACTATGAAGAAGGAGACAGTTACTCTTGTGAAAACCTTCCTTCTAAATTTAATCATGTATGGGTAGAATAAGATGAATGCTGAAACTGTAGAGGAGATCACTATACTTCAAAATGCCTTAGTCGCATTGAACGAAGGTGCTAGTGACGAAAAGCGAATGGCTATGGAAGCGTTAGAAGGAATGCTTCTGAGTAAAGTTCAAACTTTGTTGGAGTATGAAAAGAATGCCGATAGTACCGATTGAATCGAATCAACTGCCAGTTCATGGCGGACCACAAGATCGTGGTAGTGCAGATGCTTACTATGGTCGTGCTTATAGCCCACACTGGTATCCATTAGGCACTGGCAAAGGCGAACGAATTGAGAGTATCAATATGTCTGACTCTGAAATTGAAGAGTATAAATATGGATACGAGAATGAAGATGACCGTAAAGATTACGGCTGAAAGTGAGGTAAACGATGAGTGCCGCAAGTGGCATACGTGCCCGAAATGTTGAACGACTAGACGAAGTCCAGCGTTTAATGGAATCTAATGCTCACCTGAATGAAGGTGAAGACTACCAACGCTTAGAAGAATTGCTATCTAAGCTTTCAATGTATATAAACGTTCTGACTGATGAGGATATAGACTATATCCAAGCTTGTCGCTACGCAATCGATGAACAGATGGACTGGTCTATCTAATGTTTTATGTCTCCGTAGTTCAGCTGGATAGAACAACGGTCTTCTAAACCGTAGGTCACAGGTTCGAATCCTGTCGGGGACGCCAATTTTAAGAAAGGATCAATAATGATCAAGTCACGTAATACATCAACCTTTAAGGCTTCAATCACAAACGATGAAGTTGGATTAATCATGGCTGAAGTCATGGAAAGGTGTGATGGTATTGAGCAGAAGCTTGACATGCTTATAGCTAAACAAGATGCCAAACTTTGCCAATGCGATGAGGAAGAGTCTTACCTCGATAAAAAGATTAAGTTTGATAGTATGCTCCCATGATGGAATCGGTAGACATAACAGACTTAAAATCTGTGGCTTTAAAGCGTCCCGGTTCAAGTCCGGGTGGGAGTACCAAAATGAAAAAGTTGTGGAGTAAAATAAAGTCTTTTTTTGAAACAAGAGATCCTGGCGATTTATCCAAACATCGTTTGTATTCTGATCGCTATGAAGACATGCGGATGTAAAAAAGTACTTGACAAAAGGTACACAATGTAGTATAGTGTATCTATTAAGTTGAAAGAATAGAGGAGAGTATGAAGAAGATAGATGACGATTGGTATCCAGCAAACCTAGATTGGTATGCTAAATGGGGTGCTACTGTTTTTATCTTAGTCTCTGTAATGTTTAGAGGAGCTGGCATAGAGTGGAGATTTTTTGACTTGACTGCTGGTGTTTTAGGAACAGCATTGTGGTTATGGGTGTCAGTGATGTGGAAAGATAGATCGTTGATTATCCTTAATGCGTGTATGCTTGTCATGTTGGGATCAACATTGATAAGAGAGTTCTAGATGGCGTACCGGTCCCGCCTTGCCAAAGATGCAGAAAGACCGTTTTCTGAAGCGTCACTTGCTACGACTCAGATTCTATTAATAAAGCAAGTTACGACTGTGTTGGGTGTCGATACAGTAAGAGATCAATCTCCCGATTATTAGAGCGAGATAGGGCACCCCATTTTCGAACTCGCTGAGTAGAGAATGCGCCTGTAACTCAGCGGATAGAGTGTCGGTCTACGAAACCGAAAGTCAGATGTTCGAATCATCTCAGGCGCACCAATGTAATATTAAGGAGAAAAATATGAGAGAGACTTTACTTCAAGCAGTACGTGCCCATGCTATGGGTCATGTTCAAAAGCATAGGGCAAATGTCGAAGTCTTTTTGACTAATGCAGTAGGCGTTGGTGAACACCCAGACGTTATTGATTCTATCGAAAAAGAGTTAGATGAAATGGCTAGGTACAATGATCAGGTTGAAATGATCGACAAGTATTTTAAGGAAGCCAAAGTATAAGCCTTATTGATCTGTCTAAAGGAGATTAAGATGGAATCAGATGAAGATGTTGACAAGCCTTTGATTCAGCGGCCTAGTAGAGGAACTAGACTACGCAGATCATGGACCGCACGATTAGGGAGAAAACGGATTAAGCGTATTCGTGCTTTAATTAAGAAACGTGAGGATAGAAATAATGAAAAGCGCATTAGACCCTACAGCCGTAAAACACGTACCAGTTTTTAATACTGAGAAAGTAATTTCTCACTATGAAGATAAGGACGGTGTACCTATAAAGTATGTCTGCACTACTGATCTACTGGCGAGTGATTTGCCAGTAGATATTTTTTATCGTAAGACCCCACACCCAGAGTTCGGCAATCGATATTTTGGTCTATATAAGAATCCATATGCAAACGATGCTAGAGTAATGATCACTAATGCAGATGCCGTTGAGACTTCAAAGAGGTACATATTTGGTGTGATCGAAGATAAAGATGGAGTATTGTGGTATTCCCAGTGCCATCATGATTGTCTCTTTATTGATGGGTCGATGATTGACGGTGGCAGAGAATACATCAGGGCAACAAACCTGAAAGGCGTATTCAAAATTGTTGATGGAGAATTTGTCGAGAGGCTTAATCTAGGTGAAGAAGAGCCAGAAGAGTGGTTGGGTCAAGATAGTGGCATAGAGGACTTCACAAATTACTAAATAAAAAAGCTTGACATTACCATTCAATTGGCGTATACTATGCTAGTATTAAAGATAAGGATAAGTTAATGATCTTCTTTGTTAAAGGCAAAGTAAAGAACAGAGATGTTGTTGAAGAGTATGTTATAAACTGCTTGAAATATCTCAACTTGCACCGTATGACTAGTAAGACGGTTATCGTAGATTTCAAGTCTAATCTAGATGGTGATGCTCAAGGGTACTGCTTTGCTATTGATAAAGTAGCTGAAGTGACAATTGGTAAGAAGTGGGCAGGTCGTAATCTGACGTTTATGGAACAGATGCAGACACTAGCGCATGAGTTGATTCACGTGAAGCAATATTTTAGAGGTGAACTTAGCTACGGTAAGACAGGTGATTTCTGTTGGAAAAAACGCAATGCTGGTGGATATAAATATGAAAACCAGCCTTGGGAAAAAGAAGCTTTTAAGATGGAGAAAGAATTGTTCGTGGAATGCTTTCCTTTTCACATGGAAATAAATTAAAAATTTGGGCTACTTCTGCCGCAAGGAGAAGAAATTCGCCGTCCTCACACAAGTCAAGTGAGGGAAAAGTTGAAACAGAATTCAAGCGTGTTCAACAGCCCATACTAAACGGAGAGCAATATGGCAACTAGAGCAAAAGCATTTAGCACAGTACATGTACGAACATCGAAGAAGACTTCGATTGGTCGTAATCCAAAGATGTCTTCTATGAATAAATCAAAGAAGGCAAGTTATAAGAGGTATAGAGGACAGGGATAAAACTGTCAGGGAAATTAGATAATGAAAATTGAAGTTAAAATTGAATTGGATACGATTGAAGATAAAGATATAGGATCAGAGTTTGTTGATCTTCTTATTCTTCTAAAAGAGCGAATTGAAAATCTTAATGATACTGAGGAGTAATTATGTATGAGATTGGCAAAGGGACAAGAGTTCCTAACGTAACGTTTCAGACACGTGTGCGTGATAATTCTATCGAAGGAGATAATCCTTTCAAATGGCAGACGATGACTACCGAAGATTATTTTGGTGGCAAAAGAGTTGTCGTATTTAGCCTACCCGGCGCTTTCACTCCCACTTGCTCAACTATGCAAGTTCCAGGATTCGAAAGTAACTATCGTAAAATACAATCTTTAGGTATAGACCACGTTTATTGCGTATCAGTCAATGATGCATTTGTTATGAACAAGTGGGCAGCCGATCAGCAAATCCGAAACATTGGTCTTATTCCAGATGGTTCTTGTGAGTTCACACGGGCAATGGGTATGTCTGTGAAATTTGACAATCGTGGGTTTGGTGAAAGAAGTTGGAGATATGCTATGGTCGTAAACGATGGTATTATTGAGCATATCTTCGAAGAGCCAGGACGCTGTGAAAATAGTGATCCTGATCCTTACGGAGAAACTTCTCCAGAAAACATTATGGCTTGGTTAGCCGGAGCAAATTAATATGAAGTTTAAAGCGTTACTAGTAACATGTTCACTTTTGATTGGATCACAAGTTCAGGCAGAAGATAAGTTTGAGAGCATTAGAAAAATTTGGCCTACCTGTGCGTCTTGTCACGGTGCTAATGGAGAAGGTGTAGGATCCTTTCCCGCTTTAGTTGGTAAAGATGCAGATTACATTATCTCTTCGTTACTGCAATACAAGAACAAAGAGAAGCGTGGATCTATGTCTAGTGTGATGTATCCTCAAGCAGGAATGCTGACAGATGGTCAGATTGGTGTGATTGGCGTTTATATTCAAGAAGGATTACCAAAGGAGTAAAAATGAGTTATAGTAAAAATGATGTGGTAACAGTTATCACAGTTGCAGGTGAATATGTCGGTAAGTTTGTATCTGAAGATACGAGTAGACTGACTATTGCTGATCCTAAGATGCTTGTTAATGGTGAACAAGGAATGGGTTTTGGTACTGGAGTTTGTGTTACGGGTGAAGCTGATCCTGCTGACATGACTTTTTATGTTGGTGGATTAGTGTTTGTTGCTAAGACATCTGAAGCAGTTGTCAAAGCTTATCGTGAGGCAACAAGTGGATTGATCACATGATCAATCGTTGGGTAGCAAAAGTTGTGCCTGATCCAGATGATCCTAATGAATTGTGTTTGGACTTTCCAGATGAGTTGTTAGAAGAAATGGGTTGGTCTGTAGGAGATCAATTAGAGTTTATTGAAGATGATGGGCAATGGACCATCAAGAAAGTGGAGGCTCCCAGTGAGTGATTTAATGAAAAGAGGCATTGTATTTGCCGTAGACTGTTGGCGATTAATAATGAATGTGAAGTATAATCCTTTACGTTTTATTCCAGATCCCGTGATGCAAACGTACTTTATGCTTGTATTGTTTATCATGTGGAGTGCATTCTTTGGCATGATCGCAATTTATCATATGGGTTTCATGGGATATGATATCGTGACAAGTATCTGGGTTCACGCATCTATTTTAATTCCTATCGCTATCACCAACGGCGTCTTCATTGATGCTGAACGTGATGGTTCTAAGTGGATTCAAGAATGGAGGAACAAATGAGTGAAGAAGTAGGATTCAGAGTTCATCGTGCCCATAAGATGATGGACTGGATTGAGAATGAAGTGACTGAGTGGGCGCAGGCAGCCGTCTTTGAACACTATGGTGTTGAAGAAGTAACTGAATTGTCCCGTGATCAAATAGAAGAGGTTGCCGCTGAAGCAGACAGACTAGACGAGGATTATGGAGATTTCATATCTCTAGGATTCTTTAATATCGTCCGTTGGTGGGAATCTGAGAGCGAGGACTACGTTCTATGACTCTACCATACGAGAGGAAAAATGCAGTAAAGAGAACAGAAAAGTTTCTCACAGACTTGCTTGACCCTAAAGTCACTCCTCGAGTACCTAAAGAAATTCGTAAGCAAGCAATGTCATGCTTACGACACTACCCACGTGAATATGATATGGAAATGGCGTCAGAACAGGCGCCATCAATCTTTGGAGAATTAGATGCCTATTACAGACAGTAAAATTATAAGTATAATAAGAGGGTACGAACATTGGACTACCACACAGCCTTGGAAAGACATTGCTGATAGATTTGAAGAATTGATTGAAAAGGAAAAATCTGATGAGAGTTCGAATAGGTCCGTATCGGAAGAACCGAGCTGAAAAAATTGAAATAGAGCGATTCGATACGTGGAGCATGGACTCCACTCTCGCTCTCATTATACATCCAATGTTAGTGCAACTCAAAGACACTACACATGGCGCACCCTGCGTTGATGATCTTGATGTACCAGAAGAACTGCGTTCTACTAATGCCCCGCCAAAAGAAAACGACTATGACGCTGATGCGTACTGGTTCGATAGATGGGACTGGGTATTAGATGAAATGATATGGTCATTTAATGAGAAGAATAAAGATAATTGGCAAGAACAATACTATGGTCCATATATCGAGAAAGAAGATGATTTAGGCGAATTTGAGTGGATTGATGACGTTGGTCGTAAGGCACATCAAGAACGAATGTCTAATGGATTCCGTCTGTTTGGTAAATATTACGAAAATCTTTGGGATTAAACCAAGAAAGGAACACAATGTTTTTACTAAATATAATTGGAGATAAGATCATCAAGTGTCTTATTGTCACATTAGCTGTGCTGTGGACATTTCCAGCAAACGCTAATCAACCTGTAATTTGGAATTCATATGAAATAAATGAACCTCAGCTTGAGTTCATGCCTTTTGATTTCACTGCACAGTGTTTACCGTTAGAGGATATGGTAAAATATTTGGGTAATGTACAAGGACAAATTCCTGCCTTCAATAGCTTACAGAGTTTTACTGTAATAAATGATAAACCAATGCAAGGACCTATGGTTCTCGCAATCAATCCAATAACGGGTGATTGGTCTTATATTTTTATAGGACAAGGACAAATAGCCTGTATGTTAGCAACAGGTCGAAACATGCAACTAAACGGAGAAATATTTCAAAGAAAATGAGAGAGTTAATTGACTGCCTTAAGAAGGGCGTAGTAACGATTGATTTTACAAAAATTGATACTGGAGAGCGGCGTGTAATGCCTTGTACGCTAAATAACAGTAACATTACGATTAGAAACATAGCATCAGATAGTGATTCGATTGTTGTTTGGGCTATGGATAAAGAAGATTTTAGGGACGTGATTGTGTCAACTATTAATGAATGGTATATAGGATATCCCAAAGCATGATTGGATTGTTAGGACTTCTTGCAGTTTTCTTATGCCCTATGATATTTGGTGGTATTACTTTTTATTATTCGCACAAGACTACACATCCTGTGACGATAGAGACTTGGGAGAAAGCGAAACATTATGAGTAAGTGGCATGGAGGTAAGGGGTCGAAACAAAGACCTACTGACCAGGTGAAATACAACGACAACTGGGACAGAATATTTAGCGGGAAGAAAAACGAACATGGAAGTTCAACCAGTAGACTCAGTACTGACGGGCGAACTGATATCAAATCAGGAGCAACTGTCAAGAGCAGAACATGAGATAAAAAGGACCGTCAAGCGAGCCCAGCAGTTGGTTGACGGCAGTCTAAAAATAACTACAACAGATTATTTTATGACAGTATATAACGCCGCTGGGAAACAGAGTATCGTGTACTCTACAGGACAGTATGTAGATATCATGATATGATGAGGAGATAAAAATGGGAATGAAATTAGCGGGAGTTATGGCATTGATAAGCTTTGTTATGGCTGGTGCGTTTTATTGGTACTATAACGATACCCAAGAACGTATGGCAATACTGAATGAAAATAATGCAAAATTAGAAGTCGCAGTGCAGACAAGCGAAGCGGCAGTCGAACAGCTACAAGTGGATTTTCAAAGAGCAAGCGAAGAACTCAACAGAGTAAATACAGAGTTTGCTGATATCCGCAGACAGAATCGAACACTCAGCGATAAGTTGGGTAGACACGATTTAGGCAATCTGGCAGAAAATAAGCCAGGTCTAGTAGAGAGAATTATTACTGGAGCATCCACAAAAGCAGGTAGATGTTTCGAACTTCTATCTGGCGCTGAACTAACAGATAAAGAAAAGGAGGCAAAAAATGGCAAATCATTCAATAGCGAATGCCCTTGGCTTTTTGATCGTTACGTCACTGCTGATTAGTGGATGTACATCTATGCCTCAGAAGATTGAGGTGTCAGCAAAGCCAGTAGAAAAACCAAAACTAGTTTTACCAAGTGCGGATGAACTTAATCTCAGAGAGATTGAATGGTTTATTCTTACTCCCGAGAACTGGGAAGAGCAACTTGCAAAACTTAAATCAAGTGGGCGATCAGTCGCATTTTTTGCTATTACAGATAAGGGGTACCAGGACTTAGGACTAAACTTCTCTGATCTACGTGCATATGTACAGCAACAAGACGCTATCATAGCCGCATATCAAGGATACTACAAGGCATCAGAAGATGCATTAGATGACGCTAACGGACAAATTGAAAGTGCTAAAGACCAGGTAGAAGAACAACAGCCTGAAGATAATAGAACTCTTTGGGAGAAACTAAGAGGCAATTAAATTGAAAGAAGCTGATAGGGTAGAAGTTGATTATGTTGTTACCTATGAGCAAAGAAGTTTTCCAAAAGACATGCTACTAGTGTGTTCTATTGGACTAAACATTGGATTTTTATACGGGATAGTATTCTTACTGTGAGGCAAACTTATGTCAAGATGGTGGAAAATTTGGAAATACGCATTAGGTTCGTTTAATGATGAGGACACTAAGCCCGTGGAAGATCAAATCACAATCATTCGAACAGTAATACTGCTACTCAATACAGTAACCTGTTGCTTCATCATAGCGTCCAATATAAAAAATTTATTTTAGTGCTTGACATACACCTATACTTCGTGTATGATTGTACACAATGTAGAAAGGAAATAAATGCGTGAAAGTTATCATGACTACATACTTAGACGGTACCGTGAAGAGGAAATTAAAATGAGTTTGAAAAAAGACTATGTTATTGTAGAAACCGTATCGAGTTTCAGAATGCGATACGTGATGTCAATGGAAGAACTTCAGAAGTCAAACCCCGACATGCCCGTTCAAGAAGAGTGGGCATTAGACGCAGTGACCTGTGAAGAGGTAGAAGACTTTTCTCAAAAGTGGATTGGTGAACATATCATAGATCACCGTGTGATCAGTGAAGATGAAGTAATCGAAACTTTTGATAGAGATAACGAATATCTTAAAGAATGGACACGTGAGCAAAAACTTCAACACATTCGATGTTCCCTTACACATAATAAAAATTAATGGAGACATCTATGATTAAAATATACGGCTCATCAAATTGTATTTGGTGTTTAAAAGCAAAGCAACTATGTGAGAGCATGGACTTAGAACACGACTACATCTTAGTCGATGACATTGGGTTCGATGAGTTCTCTAAGAAATTCCCTAATGTGAGAACTGTCCCGCAGATAATGTGGGGAGAAGAACACGTTGGTGGATACCAGGAGTTCGCTGTGAAAGTGAATGAATTTATAACAAAAGAAAGTGAGGAAAGTGATAATGACTAAATCAGAAATCTTGGAAAGCCTAAAAGCGGGTAAAGTTGATCTTGAGTTCATCAAGGCTGACGGTACTTTGCGTAAAATGATCGCCACTTTAAGTGACGATTTTATCGTGTATGAAAATGCACCAAGTAACTCAAAGAAGCAAAGCGATTTCGCACTGCCTGTTTGGGATACTGAAGCCAATGGATGGCGCTCATTTAGATGGGACAGCCTTAAGTTGGTGAATGGAGTAGATATTCCTGCGGGAAGTTTGCTCGATGCCGCCTAATCTGCTTAACAAGAATTGCTCGGGTTCGATAATTGATCTCATTAAGAGGGATGTCAACCCGACAATTCTACCGCAGATTAATTTCAATTCAGTCGAAGAAGAGTATATTAATATTTTAATACCTCATCTTTCGCCTGATCAAGTTGATGTTAGTGACTTAGAAGGATATGATGCTATCGTATTCTTCAGTCACTGGCAACAGCAAATGTACAACCTGTTTCTCGAAGTTCCATATTCAAGTGGAATTGTAATGAAGAATGCTATCGATCCTATGCCTCTAGTTGAGAAGCCCAGAAAGGGTGTTGGATTACTTTATGTTGGCGACATGGACAAAGGACTCGATATAGTCTTATCAGCATTTAAAAAACTAACTAAGCGAAAGTATACTGATAGCAAACTAGTGGTTTGCTCTAAGCCTGTACCAGGTAAGGACGCTGATACCCTGATACAAGAAATGAATTCTAATCCAAGAGTTAAGTGGTACAAGAGTGTCGATGAAGAACTGCTAGATGGCTTATATAATCAAAGCCACATATTTTTATACCCTACTAACTACCCAGAGGTGTCTTACACGCCTTTAATCAAAGCAATGTCTTCTGGATGTATGTGTATACATTCATCATATGGATCTTTGCCCGAAACTGCACTCGATTTGACTTCTATGTATGGATACCATGAAGACAGAATGCAACATACTATAAACTTTACACGTGAATTGGATAATGCTCTCAGCATATATAATCATAAAGGGCTTAGGAGATCGATGATACAGACACTCAACGCCCATAAGAAAATAGTCGATAACGTATACAATTGGAAAAATCGATCTTACCAGTGGAATGAACTACTACTTAATTTTATCGCCCAAAATAATGGTTGACAAAAAAATCATGGTGTGTTAATATACGTTATAACTTGATGGAGTAGCACATGGCTAAAGTAAAGGCAAAAACTAGATTACCACGCAGAGGCAAAACTCAGCGTTCAATAGAAGAAGGTCATATCGGATACGAGACTACTGAGTGGTCTGATGTTCCCGCTGACGTTTATCAAAAGAAAATTACAGAGACGATGCGTCACTACGGATACTTCTATGAGAAGAAAGCGTATCAGTCTTGGATGCTGGCATGGATCAAAGAGCATATGCCAGAAAGCATCGAAGACTTTAAGGCTGCCGAGTCTTGGAGATGTACCTCAACGATGTCCAGCTTATGCAAGATGGAACTTAATGGATGCATTCTTCCTGAGTCGAGTAAAGAGTTTCAACTAAAGCACGTTGAAGAATTGCTAGAAACTGGTAGAGTAAATCGTGAGGCAAACATTGAGTTAGATGCCAATGATGAGCCAGTAAAAGCTCCAAAGCGCAAGACTCCTCAAGAACTGCTTGCAGAGAAGACATCTGAATTTATTGGAGAGATCGAAGGATGCGTTGATGAGTTCACGACAGGTGAACTTGATCCTAAATGGTCTATCTATAATGAGATGAAGAGGGTCAACACTGCGGCTCAGACTGCTAGAGATACCATCAAGTTCTATGAGCCTGTCAAAGAAGAGATGCGTGAGTTGATCGAAGATAAGACTGAAGACCTTATAGAGGGTTACAGTCACATGACTACTCGACAGCAAAAAGCCTTCTACAAATTCATATCTGATATCATCTCGGATTGCGAGAAGTATATTATCAGTAAGAAAGCAACTCGTAAGCCTCGAACTAAGAAGCCTACTCCTGCGAGTAAGCAAGTGGCAAAAGTCTTATACCTTAAAGAATCTTCTGAGTATAAGATTGCGAGTGTACCGCCCGAACAGATTGTTGGTGCTCAAGCCATGTACCTCTTCAATACGAAGAACCGTGTTATGAAGTATCTGATCTCTGATCGAAGAGATGGCTTTACTGTCAAGGGTAGTACAATTCATGGCTATGATGTAGAAGCTTCATTCAAGAAGATGCTGAGAAAGCCAGAAGCGATGATTGAGACTATTGGTAAGGCTACCAAATCAAAAGCGATGAAAGAGTTCAAAGCCTTAAAGACCAAAGAGTCCGCAACTGATGGACGTATCAATAGAGATACTGTCATTTTAAAGATAATCAAATGACAAATGTTATCGACTTTGAAAAATTCAAACAGCAGAGGTCAGATGAAATGTCTGACCTTAAGGACAACGTAACCGAACTCAACAAGAAGATCGCTATGAGATTTTCAATCGATGTTGCCCATGACGTGGTATCAGCGATGTCAGAACTAGGATTTGATGTCACTGAAAACTACGAGACTGTACTAGACATCATGGTATTGATTGAAACTATAAGGGCATTAATACACAGATCGATAGGAGAAGACTACCACTTTCAATCTGTATCAGAAAGAGTGTTTGCTGATTCCGAAATGGATTGTGAGGCTGCCCTATTCGAATTCTTGGATGAGATGTCAGACGAAACAGATCCAGCTTAAATTTTACTTGACAAACCAAATAGTTTGTGTTATATTAGTAATATCAATAATTCAAACTAGGAGAAAATTATGATACTGGTTGATCTAAACCAAGTTATGATTTCCAACATGATGATGCAGATGGGAAATCACCAGAATGCTCAGGTTGATGAGAATATGCTTAGACATATGATTCTCAATTCGCTGAGATTTAATAGACAGAAGTTTCACCGTGAATTTGGTGAACTTGTAATTTGTGCTGATGACAAGAATTACTGGAGACGGCAAGTATACGCATACTACAAAGCAAATCGTAGGAAAGCACGTACTGAGTCAGAACTAGATTGGAATGCAATCTTCCAAGCACTCAATAAGATTCGTGATGAACTGAAAGAGTTCTTCCCCTATAGAGTAATTCAGATTGAGACTGCTGAAGCGGATGATATCATTGGTACGATTGTTCACAGAGATGGCGAAGTGTTGAACACTGGAAGTAATCCTATCTTGATTCTATCAGGAGATAAAGATTACATTCAACTACACAAGTATGCTAATGTGAAGCAATACGATCCAACACGTAAACGCTGGATCTCAAACTCTAATCCAGAAAAGTATCTACATGAACATATTATCAAAGGAGATGCGGGTGACGGTGTACCCAACATCTTATCTCCTGATAATACTTTTGTTATGAACATTAGACAGCGACCGGTCACTAAGAAAAGATTGCTCGATTGGACTGATATAAATAATATGGATGATGAGGTAAAACGCAACTACTTGAGAAACAAGGCTGTGATCGATTTGGCAGAAGTTCCAGATAGAATCAAAGATCAAATTCTCGAAGAGTACTTGGCAGAAAATCCAAAAGATAGAAGCCAGTTGCTGAACTACTTCATTAAAAATAAACTAAGAAACTTAATGGAAAGCATATCGGAGTTTTAAATATGACTACACTATCATTAGCAGAAATTACTGCTGGCGTTTGCGAGTTGAAAGATACATCTGAACAAGTCGCATATCTACAAAAAAATAACAGTAAGGAGTTACGAAACATCCTTATCTTAATGTATGACAATAAATGGAGTTTTTCAATTCCATCGTCTGCACCACCATATACACCATCGGTCGTAAGTGAATCGCATGGCATGTTATATCGTGAGGCAAGAAAATTGGCATACTTTGTCAACGAGATGAAAGAAGGAGAAAATCTCTCTCAAGTTAAGAAAGAGTCCTTGTTCATCCAGATGCTGGAAACGGTAGACAAAGATGATGCGAAGCTACTTATTCAAATGCTAGAGAAGCGACCATTTGCCGAGTTGACTGCTGACACTATCAACGAGGCTTTTGGCGAGATCATTAGTGATCCTGTGGATATGCCGCCTGCGAAAAAGAAGCGTGGACGTCCACCAAAGAAAAAAGTAGAAGAGTAATTCACCCATAAAGTCACCAGAGTACAAGTGAGACATCACCAATGGCTAAAGGTAAAAAGTTCCGTGAATGGATCGAAGAGGAGTCCTTAAAGGACGAAGACATGCGCTTTCGAAAGAAGGACTCCAAACGATACGATAAACGCAGAGCGAGTATTCAAAAGGCAAGACGCCAGAAGAATAAGCAGAAAGAAACTTTTTTCAATTAATTTAAAATAACCACTTGACAATGGCATAAAAGTATGCTATATTAACTATAGAAATGAGGTTATAATATGAAAAAAGATGAAAAAATAATACTAGTCGATTGCGACGGAGTTTTAGTTGACTG